AGCTACCACCAACGGAAGTGTACTCAGCAAGCAGTCCGCGCGCAAAGTTGATCTTGGGCGCAATCACTCTCACGAATTCCAACTTGTACCGTCTCAGGAGCACGAAAGTGAATTCATCCAGAACAACACTCAAAGCGCCTTTCCATTCAGTGTGTCTTATCCATGGTCCAGGGTGGCGGCAAAGTTCGGTCCCTCTGGATCAACTAACGATGGTTGCCCCGTTGGTTTCCTTTTCTTGTCTCACCCGTCCTCTGGCAACATCGGTTACCGTATTGAAGTTATTGCACATACTGAGTATGGAGGTCCAGCCACTGAAACCAGCGCTACTCCCAGCCACGCTGACACCGAACTTGGCAAAGCTATCTTCGATAGCGTGAACCAGGCCCAGCGAGTCCATCACAAAGACCCCCATACTCATATCCTCAGTTCTGCTGTCGCTCACCTTGCCTCCAACCTTAAAGAGAAGGTCGTCGGAGGTGGCACTGCCATTATCTCCAATGAGCTCAAGAAAGTCACACTCCCCGGGGCTGTCTCCGCAATTTCCTCTCTCATCCTCTAACAACTCTCCATGTCTTTTATTTAATTAATCCCTCATTTTTCAGAGGGGTCGTCTCCAGTAACTTCGAATACGACCGTGCCCGACTAAGGTCCGTCATGCAGCATTCTTCCATTGCCTCGTGGAAGATGTCAAGGGTAAACAATAAATTTCGTAGTTGGCTTCCTCTCTGATTAATGTCGGATTTCGGGTTCTAGTGGTCCCATGTTCAAAACACTCCTTGCAGGCGGATTTTGGGAGTTACCGACATAAACTCCCCGTAGTTCGGCAGACTACACAAAACTGTACCCGCCTAAACTCAGCGATGCCCCACCATAGACGGCATAGCATTTTTGTTCAAAAAGAGCGAGAAGTAGGATGTTCACGGTGACTAACGAATAACCCTGGTAAGTCATCCACCCGGTTGTTGACACGAAGTAGCGCGAGATGCTTCGTGGGGTTGCAACGACTTTGGTAAAATACTATCGCAAACACATACATCGTTGAGTAAAGGTGCGGATTCAACAGGATGGTTAATTAGGTATCCCCCTCGATTTAATTGATTCACGACAGTGATTACACGGTGTTTCAACACGATCTTGTGGAACACGGAAGGCGACCAACCTCCCCGTGTTAATAAATACCGACATACACCCCTTTTTCGGTTGAATTCAGGGTGCGTAGAGAGTTACAGCTCGCGCTCGCCAGGCAATATTTGATCCGGTTTCAACTTATATGCAGGTTATCTCGTCCTTAGCAAAACGAGAAAACCCCCCATGGGAGGGGAGCCAACACCGGCTAGATCCCTGGACCGCCCGCCATTTTGGTCCAAAATATGTTGCGGGTGCAAAGATCCCCCGGATGTCAACGGGGTCCCTCCGGATGGGAACAAATTGACAAGGACCTCGATGGCTGTCTTTATGCATCGTTGGTCCATTATTGGCATTGTCTTCTCAGTTTCACAACTCTCAGGTGCAAATGGGAGTTGGACCGGGTCTGACGATGTCAATTGTGGGGCGTGTGGAGTTTTGATGACCGTTCGTGCACCTGCACCTGCGGATCCCATTCCTACTGATCGGTTTAGCTTGAGTTGTAATAATCGCCGTGACCAGTGTCCCGGCTCCATCTGTTTCGAGTGTGCCTGCAAGGCATACGCTAAAGCCAGGTGGGGCCTCAGACTTCCCGAGGCGCAGTGTGGAAACGGAAGAATCCCCTGTGCATGTGTTGTCTGCCACAAGGTCACACACTGTCCTGACTTGGTCCTGTTCCGTTGTCGGGATGGTGATGGTGATTGTACATACGGCCGAGTGATCGATGAGCATCGAGACTCCTTACGTTTAGTCCCCGGGTTCGTCGACCCTTTCGCTGCTACTCGCGTGTAGCGTCACGGACCCGCCATTCCTCCTGCTCCATTTCCTGAGCCCCAACCGGCTCCCGTTCCTCCAGCCCCCGGTGTACCCGCGGTGCCTGCAGGCGCTGGAGCCCCGGTTCCCCTTCCTGTTCCTGTAGTACCGGCACCCCCAGTGCCGCTGGCTCCAGCGCAGTCACCGATTCCCCCAGTCGGCCCGGGCCCTCAGGTCGTTCCACCCGTCGCCTTACCTGTTGCAGTGCCTGCTCCTCCACAGGCTCCTGCGCCAGCAGTCGCTCTCGTAATCGTTCGCCGCACTATATTCTGGAGGTCATCATGGATTGATGGCTCTCAGTTTTACTTGTGGCTTCTCCTCGTTCTTATCCTCATCCAGGGATTTTTATGGTGGAAGTGTCGCGGTTCCTATAGCGAGTTTTGCACAGTCGAAGGGTATAAGTACGCAGTTGGTATGGATGGAGGTTTTTTGCTAGCAGTCGATTTCCTCAGCGGGTTTAGGCTCGCGCTTCGGTTCTACGGCTGGCTCTATAAGGTCACTGTCTCACACGGCAATGTATCGCAATTT